TATTGAGTTACTAGTGATTTTAATCTTTCAGGTGTAGCTTTAGATATATTGATATTGTATCTGACTTTACTTGTGACAGAAATATATGTGAATATAGGTTCGATTATGATCGGATCAATTGACAGTGGTGATCTTCTTTTTATGAAAGAATAATACTCGTTCTTTCTATTTTCCGGTATACCTTCTACATCAGAAACATCGATAGCTATGAATACTTTACCAAATCTAGGAGGATCAACTTCTTCGCCACCATAAACAGATAAAGTATTGATTTCCGGAAACTGTGTCTTTAATATGATCTCATAATCAGAAGGTGTTACAGCTCTTTCTTGTATTTGAAAGTGCCTAGGAGCATAGTACTTAACTGAATTAATTGATTCTCTTTCTAATCCACCAATAGATTCTTCTAATACAGTTAAACTCGGAGTTTCTAATAAATCTCCACCAGTTGGATCAAAGTTTATACTTAAATCTTTAGCTCCATTGCCTATAATTCCTCTAGAAACTCTATAGTCTAATATGATAGTAGATCTATCTTTTGGCTTTTTACCAATAATACCATCACCAAATATTACTTCGTAATTTCCTAGATCACTAGCCTGTAAGAAAAACACTTTAGATGTATTGCTTAATCCTAAAAGTGTTGAAGCTAATGAGTAGTTTTCTCCTACATCATTGCCATCTTCATATACAGTAACTGTCAAACTTTCTGTATCGATATTTTTATTTGTAGCTATAAATCTTTGATTTTCTTGATTATAATCTACTATAAAAGATTCTTTTAAATAGATACCTTCATACACATATGTTTCGAAATTAAAAGATGTATTAGGAGAAGAAACCGTAATACTTTCTGGAATAGTAAAGATAACAGAATCATTTTTAATGATAGATGTGAATGAAGAACCCTTCTCAATTAAGTACGGCTGTGTATCTCCAGAAGCTTGAAAATCAACTCGTATTTTACATCTTGAAGATCTAGCAGATCTAGGAACATAATTCAATTCTTTAGCATGTGAAAGCACAGAAGCTTCAAGCTGGGAAGAATCTAAGAAAGCTTCTGACACAGCCATATTAAGATAAAAAGCATTCTTATAAGAGTTATAAGCAAGTAGGTCCATTAATACCGAAATATTAGAACCTTCGAAATCATAATCTTTAAAAGTATCTTGTGATCTTAAGAAGTTTTTAAAGTCATTTTTTAATGTATTAAAATCTAAACCTACTAGGTTTAATGAGCTGTTTGCCATTATCTTACTCTATTTAAAATTAAATTTAATGTTATCTCTTCAGGTATATTTATGATTTTAAATACGACTTTTACATAGTAAGCATTATTTTCGGCGTTAGGTTGAACATCAATGTTAACAAGTCTGGCTCTTGGTTCATGGTTCTCAATAGATTCTTCAATAGTTGTTCTTACTAATTCTGCTGTAACTGGATCTATTGGCTCAAATAATAATGTAGCCATCTTAGAACCAATAGTTGAATTAAAAAATCTTTCACCATTACCTGTTAGTACTAAGTTTTTAACTGAATTCTTAACTGCGTTCTCGTTAGTAGTTTTGGCCAGATACCCAGTTAAAGGATTCAAATCTAGATTATTTGTAAAGTCTGCATAGAATATTGGTTTATCTGATAAACCGGTGTATCTGTCTGAACGTGCCATTTAATTATCCTGCGAATACGTTTCCTGAGCCAGCTGCTACAGATGTACAGCCTGAAATTCCATCTCCAACTCTACCACAACCTTTACCATTAATAAACACTTTTGTAGAACCAGTAGTTATTGGCGCACTATGTGAAGGACAAGGATCATCACTCGGAAGAAGATGTGATGTATTATTATCACCTTGTCTACTTACACCAATACCATTAACAAACACATCACCAGAACAACCACTCCTTACCATGCCGGAACAGTGTGCAACATCTGCATCGCCTTGTCTAGTTACTGCTGGCATTACTTTGTTTCTCTCTTCATTAGTTCTTGTAATCTATGATTCCACTTATCAATCTCATTGTGTTGTTCATGTGTATGAGGACCATCAGGTACTTCTGGTATAAATTTTATTACATTATCAAAAGAATCAGGTATATCTTCATATTTATCGTATTCAAAAAGAATACCATCTTTTAATATGACGAATAAGTGTGCCATTAGTTCAGATCAATCCTTGGAGCTGTCTGTGTCATGTTACCATCGGAAGCAATGTTTGTACTACCACCAACAAGAAGATTAAAGTTACCAGAACAATTGAGATCCATATTTCCACGAGCTCCAATATAGACGTCTTCTCCTGCCATCTTTAAATTGCCATGAGCATGAACCAGAGCATCACCACCGACTGCGATAGATGCATCTCCACCAATCTCAACATGTGCTCCTGCTCCAACACTTAATCTTGCATGACCACCTATCTTTATATCGCCATTTTCTTGAATTGTTAGTGTTAGACCACCTTTTAAATAGTTTTGTTTATTACCAACACATACTTCTACTGATTTACCATCATCTGATATCTCTGTATAAGTTCCAGACGGGTGTTCAACTCTATATCTTTTTGCACCATCAGTATCATCCATAGTGATTCTATGTCCACCAGGTGATTCTGTTACATTTACTTTAGAATACTTTGCATTAAAAGTAGTTTCTGGTAATCTTTCATCGTCTCTCTGAATAGCCATATTATACCTTCTTTAAACTTTGTATCTGTGCAGATATTGATTCTCTTAGTTTTATGCTATTTGTTTTAATTAAATCAACGTGAGATGGCAATTTGCTTGAACCAGTATCTGCGATCTTAGTGCCGAGATCTACTATCAAATTACATTGTTGTGTATATAGTATTTGATTCTTTAATGTCTCAGTAGATTTTATGATCTTACTAGAATTAGATCTATATGTCGCCGCATCTTTGGGGTTTATCGAATCGATTGTTTTAATAACTTGATTAACTAATTCCAGCAGAGCGATTAGTTGCAATAGTAAATTATTATTATTATCTTCTTTTTTATTTTGTGTTACTTGTTTTAAAACTTGTTGAAACGCTGCAGCACCTACCATATTCAAAGCTTTGCCTGCAGGTGAATTCTGCAAACCCTTCATCATGCTAAGAGCTCCAGCACCGAGTGTTCCGGCTGCATTTGATGGATCAACTTTTTTTATTTGATCTATAGCATTTGCACCAGTAGGCACTTGTGTTCCAAGTGTTTTTAGATCACCAAACTTAGATGGACCATTTGCTTCTTTCTTAGCAAAAGAAGTTAGTCCTTTAGTATCAAGTTTTCTTTCTCCTGTAGCAGATACAATATATCTTAGATCTTCTGTCTTAATATTAAATTTTCCAGGATCTTTAGATATACCAGATGGGATATCTCTACTCTCTTGACTTAAACTGCCATGTTTACCAGCGCTTGGCGCAGTAGCTAAAATATATGGTATCTGTTTATCGTTATCAATAAACATACCAAGAACACGTGTACCTTTTTGATAAGCTGGAGTTGCACCAGCTCCATCTTTAGAAGCACTAGTTACTGGAAATAGTGGACGAGCATATCTTAATTCGCTGTCTTTAAGCTCAGTCTGATCACCCATGATTCTAATCTTAGCACGACCAGATTTTTCATCATCATTCTCAACATCAACTATTTCTGCCCAGAAAAAATTCATTAATTAAGTTCCTTTGTTATACCCACCCTTAGCTAACTCTAATATAGTAGTAGCTTTAGGTTTAGCATTATACATCTTTATGTGGTGTCTTAAGTTTATTACTAGCATATCACCACCAATAGGATTTCCGGATTGCGCATTAGTCATATCACCTATAGGTTGTGATATATCTGCTGAGACAGCTTTACCAACTGTGCACTTTATACCTGAGTCCATCAACACTTGTATAGTACATTGAGGACCATTTTTTACTTCTTGAACATATCTTTGTTCTTCTGCACTCTTCTCTGCTTGTACTGAGTTTTTTTCTAATCTCTTATCATGTGGTATAACAGTTGTAGATCTTGGTTTACCACTACTGCCATAATTATCATTAACTTTAAACTCACCACCTTTTTTTCCTTCAGCAGGATCTTTTACTTGGCCTTTATTAAACTTAGATTCTGAAGTACTATAGGTGCTAACCTGTGCAGATTTTCTAGAGTTCATGACATCACCAATATCAAACCTGCCGCCAGGACTAAAAGATGTTTTTTCTTGAAAACCAATTATATTATAACTCTGACCTTCCATGTCTTTTATATTTCCACCTTGCGTAGACTTATGTGTAAACTTTGCTACTGGTGACATGTTATCAAACAACTCTTCTAATTGTTTAAAGATATAGTTTCCTTCTTTGTCTTCAAAAAAACAATAAGCTCCAGTCTTATATTTGTCACCGGTTATTCTAGTTCTTATACCATGTATTGCTTCAAATGGATTTAAGTTAGAAACTATATAAGGCTCATTCTCACCTATCATACCTTTACTGCTAGATGCATCAAGGTTACCTTTAACACCAAGTTCATCAAATATCTTTTTTACAGCATCAGAACCGGTTATATTTTTAAATGATTTCTGTACAGTAGTAGTTTTATTCTTTAAAAAAATCTCACTAACTAGATTTAATTTTACACCTTGCACTCTCATATTCTGAGAAGAGTTACCATTTTCTGGTGATAATACTTTAAACTTTCCTGTGTATATTTCACCAGCACATTCAATACTCATCTCTACGTCTTCATTTCCTTTTATTTCTAAGTTTTTCATTACGTTATTTGTATCAGTAATGGTAACTTCAGCAGCTCTAAAGGGTTTAAAAAGACTTTCATAAATCGATAGTTCATAGACGTAAGGTGATAAGTCTGTACCATTTACAGATAATTGTCTTATGGTAACTTCACCAGGTGTTGGCATACTCATGTTGTTAATCCAATAACTTTACTCTTAAGTTTTCAGCGGCTTCTAATGCAAAGTTTGAATCAAGCAATCTAATAGTCTTATTTGCTTCATTTTTTCTTCTTTCATATTCGTAACAAGAGATTGCAGTCCAATATATCGTTTCATCACTTGGTATGTTTTGTGATATGACTTCGCTGTTAGTATATTGAGCTATAGTATTTGTTGAAGGTTGTACCACGTAAAAATTATTAGCTATACTGCCTTCTACATTTTTAATAGTTACTACCGTGCTATTAGCAACAACGACTTCTGCATTAGCTGTAGTTTCAGATGTTGCATAGTTCTGTTTGATATTTACAATCTCACTGGTTGTAAATGAGTTGCCATTTACATTTGAAGTTATAAATGAACTTAAATTTAATTTCATTATTTTATTCGTATTAACTATCCAATCTTCTTCCCTGAGTTTATAAGAAACGATTTTAACACCAGCTCCATAGTCTGGTACATAATATTTTTTTAAAACATCCGGTAAATTATTATTATAAAAAGATACAGATATATCTGAAAGTTCGCCAAACCAATTAAGTTGATAATATTTTATTTTTTGTAAAGCTTTTTCATATGATCCATATGTATCTACTATCATATTATTAAAATCATTTTCAGAGATATACCATCCATAGTATGGATCTATGATTTCATTTTGTAAGTATATTAGCCATTCATATGCAGGATCATTATAATAATAATTTGAAACTTGATCTGGTCTTAAATCATTTTCAATCTCATATAGATAAAACAGATTTTTTCTTCTCAAGATTTTTTGAGAGATAGAAACTCTTTTTGTTATATCTGTACAAGATGTATCATTGTACACAGTATTTGGGAATTTAGTAAAATATGTTTCCATTACTCAGTAATCTCCAAAATTTTGTACAGCGTTAGAATCACCATTCAATACACTGCCTGTAGCTGGAATAACCTGTGTTTGTTTTACTACTTCACCAAATATATTTGGTACTCTCGAAGATACTTCTTCAAATCTAGAAGAATTTTGAACGCTTTCATTTCTCCAAGTGAAGAATGTAAATGTAACTGGTATTTTTATGATGCTATTTGTATCTCCCCAGTTTAATGGTATATCACCAATAGATATTGGGAAAGCTTCATCCATAACATAATGAGCGACTATAAAACCTGAATTATCAAATACTTCTAAATCAATAGTTGATCTGTATTCAGACTTGTATTCTAGTAAAAATTTACTATTAGTACTATTATTGACATCATAGTCCATAATACTACTTACCCATGTTTGAAAGAAATCGTAATTTTTTCTTTTTGCATCAAAATAAATGTTAAATGTGGCATCAGCAAATGATACGGAGTATGGTCTCTTTTCCATAGGACCATAACCATATCTTCTAATTTCATGTGTATTTAAATTAACACCAGGGATAGATGCACTTGCACAAAAATATTCTAAAGTCCTAGCACCGCTTGTTATACTTGCTTTAGTGTCTTCGTTATATTTTTGACTACTACTTAAAATAGTAGGTGGTGTTATAGTTAAACGAAACTTGTTGTTCTGAACTAAGCCGCCAGCTTCATTTATTCTTGATACGAAGTTTTGTACATTAAATGACATTAGATCTTACTCATTGAGTCTGCCCAAACTTTATCTTTTGACTTACCAACAAATCTTTCTGTTGGTAGCATTATTGCTTTGTCCCAATCTTCAGGACTTACATACTGAAAGTTTGATACAACATGACTGAACAAATATCTCTTTATACAAGGTTTAAATTCTTTAAATCTACCAGCAGCATTTAAGAGTTCATAGCTAATCTTAAGTTTAGTTGTATTATCATATTTCTTATTATTTATAGTAGAATACAAAGAGTCCATTAACTTGGCTCTTGTATATGGTGGTATATAATGAAGATTAATTCCTAAGAATCCATCTTTATAAAAGTTAATAGGAAATATTAATGGAAATCTATCATAGTATGGCAAACTATCTTTTGTTTTTGGATCATAAAAAAACATAAACATCTGACCAATAGACGCTGGACTCATCTGTGGACTATCGAAAGCAGTCTGCATCAGTTTATTTGTGTTTACTTTCTTTATATTACCTGCTTCTGTCCTGAACCACTCGCGAGCATCTGCTACATCTTTCTGAGAGATGTTTGCTTTACCTGCCTGTTTGGATAATTTTTGAAAAATATATGCCATTAGTATTTTATGTTCAACTCTTTTTCTGTTAAAATAAGAAACTGCCAATTACGTTCTTTACAGAACTCATGAGCAGCTTTCCACTTAGAGCTATTTATTCCCCAAGTCATGACTTCATTAATATATCTCTTTGTCTTCTTATTTTGCTTTTCTGGTTCTACAGTTTGTTTAAGAGGCTTAATCTCGACAACCAGAGTTTGTGATTTTCCATCTTTAACTTTTTTCTTGATATAAAAATCTGGAAAATAGCGATGTATTCTACCATCTATCGGTGATCTATATGGTATTGAAAACTCTTCACTTCCCCATTCTAATATTTCTGGATGAGAATCTACATAAAGCATGAATTTAAGTTCCCACCCTGACCTATAAATAATATTAGTCGGGTCGCCTTTATATTTTTGAGGATTTTTTGGTTTGAAGTAGCCTTGATGTAACATATGAGTATTTATAGGAAAAAAGATGGCATCTAATTTACAGACTAATCAGTCTAATTCAACACAAAAAACAGAAGCGCCGGGTGTAGCTACACCGGCTGTTGGTGTATCATCTACAACACCAGTAGATGATATTAGTAAAAAACAAAAAGAAGCAACCGGTTCACCACAAAGATATAACTTTTTAGAAGATGAACCTAGATTTTTTGTAAGTATAGGTGTTGGTTCTTTCGAAAGACTTAATGCATTTGAAGTATCAAAAACGACTACATTAGGACAAATAGTATTACCTATTCCTGCAGGAATAACTGATGCTAATCATATTGAATATTCACCTGATACTCTTGGTGATCTTGGTGCAGCTGCGGTTGCTGGAGCAGGAGCTTTAAAGAGTGATGAAGCAACTGAAAAAAATGTTGGTGCGATGGCAGCAGGCATAGGTGCTGGTGCTGTTGCTTCTGCTTTTGGAAATGCTCTTAGTAAAATGACGGGTGGTTCTAATGTAGCTGGGGCTGCTGGTCAAATATTTGGTATGGCTAAAAACAATTTTCAAGTTATCATGCTTAAAGGTCCTTCATATAAAAAACATGAAATGAATTGGAAACTTGCACCTAAATCACAGACAGAATCTGATGAATTAAAAAAAATGATTAATCAAATAAATAATTGGTCAGCACCAGGTATAGCATTTAGTGGAACTTATTTCACATTTCCAAAAGTATTTAATATATCATTTGTTGGAACTGATTATCTTTATAAATTTAAACCTTGTGTATGTACAGATGTCTCAGTAAACTACACTGCTTCTGGTGTACCATCGTTCTTTAAGAATGGTGCACCTGAAAGCGTTAATTTAAAACTAAGTTTTTGGGAATTAGAATATTGGTTATCAGGCCAATTTGGATAATAGTTTAATAATGGAGAAATATAATGTTACCTAAGCTTACACACCCAACTATTGACGTGACTATTCCATCTACTAAGAAGAAGATTCGTCTTAGACCAATGCTAGTTAAAGAAGAAAAGATACTTCTCTTTGCTAAAGAAAGTAAAGAAGATATCGATATCTTTACGGCTATCAAACAAGTAGTAAATAATTGCATAGTAACACCTAATGCAAACGTTAATGATTTTACTATCTTTGATCTTGAATATGTCTTCTTAAAGATAAGAGCATTTTCTATCAGCAACTCTAGCAATGTTTCATATGTTGATAATGAAGATGAAAAGATCTATGATTTTGTTGTAGATCTAGATAAAGTTGAAGTTGTATTTCCAGAATCTGTATCAAACATGATCAAGGTTGATGATAAGATTAATATACAATTAAGACATCCTTCTGCAAAGATGTATGATGATAAAGAAATGCTTTTAAAATCTGACAATTTAAACGAGCTTGTAGATTATGTGATTAAATCATGTATTGAAAAGATATTTGTTGGAGACGAAATACACGATATCAAAAATGCTACTGATAAAGAACTTAATGAGTTTTTAGAAAGCCTTCCGGTTAAAGTCTATGATAGCATTAAAGACTTCTTTAATAATGTTCCATCAGTGAGATATGAAATAAATTATAAGAACTCTCTTGGTAATGACAGGAAGATTGTGCTCTCTACGTTAAACGATTTTTTTACGTTTCGCTGAGCCATAATACACTTGAGAATTACTATAAGACAATATTTAGCTTGGCTCAGCATCATAAATATTCGATAGAAGAAGTTGAAAATATTATACCATTCGAACGTGATATCTATGTTACACTTCTAAATGAATATCTTAAAAGATTAGAAGACGAACAAAAAGCGAAGAAAAATGGCAGATAAAAAGCAGCGTACTCCAGAAAGACAGAGACAAGTAGAATCTCGTGCTAGTCGCATGGAAAGTACTAGAAATGCCAGAAATTGGGATAATTCAGAAGCCAACTTATCTACCGGTCAAAGAGTCAGAGGAATGGCAAGAGCTTCTGTTGCTGAAGCTATTGGTGATAAGTTTGGTATATTAGGACAAAGAGCAAGCGATAAAATAAAAGGTAAGACCGGTCCTAGTATCGGTCAGATGGCCAAAGCCGCTGGTAAAGAAGCTATTGCTGAGAAGTTTGGACCTCTCGGTAAGATAGCTACGATGAATAGAGGTGATAAAAAAGAAAGTAATGCTACCAAATCTAAATCAGATTCGGCTACAGAAAAAACCTCTAAACAATTAACAGATATAAAAAATAGCAATGCAAATAATGCTAATATGCTTAGAAGTATGAAAGGCAGTCTTAGAGCTATAGATCAAAAGCTAGAAGATATTCTATTCTCACAAGAGAGAATGGAAAATATGCTTAATAGAATGATGATGGATAGAAAAGCTTCTGCTTTTAGTGGTGATACTTCTCAATCATATGTGCCAACTCAAGATGACGGTCCACCAGATAATGGTGGTGGACCAAATATTGATATTGATATTAATCGTAGAGGTAGAGGAGCTAGAGGTCGACCTGCGCCTAGAGGTGCAGGAGGGGCTGCAAGAGGAGCAGGTTTAGCTTCAAGAGCAGGTAGCTTTTTAGGTTCTGCTGGAAGACTTGCAATGGGTGCAGGTCGTTTAGCTATGATGGCAAATCCTTATGTATTAGGTGCAACTGCTGTCGGTGGTCTTGGTTATCTTGCATATAATGCTGCTAGATCTAGAAAAGAAAAACCAGAAGAAGCAGAAAAATTTGATCAGACTCTTAAAACTGGTGGTGCTAGATCACAAGTCATACAAGGTCCAGAAGCTGAGAGACAGCAATTTGCAGATAAACCAATACCAGAAAAGAAGCTTTCACCAACTGAGCTTCTAAAGAAATTTAATCTAACGCAAAATGATGTTGTTGGTATAAGAGGCAACATCATTTCGCTTAAAGATGGCAGAAAAATTGATACTGTTCAACAGACATTTGTTGATATTAAAGATGCTGCAATGGCGCAATCTGCTATTGATCAGAAAACTAATCCGCTTCCAGAAGAAAGATATGATACTGGTGCAGATTTTAGAGAAGCAGAAGTCGTAATGAGAGACGCTGCTATCAGTTCTAAAGATCCAAGAGAACATCTTATAGCTGCAGTTAAATCTGGTAAAATTAAAGACTTTAATAGTTTTATGGAAGGTTTAAGAGCAGCGGTATCTGCTGCTGGTATTAAAGATAACAGAGATATAGAGATCTCGAAACTTAGAACATGGGCTTTTGGTCAAGTTGCTAAAGCTCGTGGCGGGCAAACCAGTGGCTCTGGTCCAGAATTAGTAGAAGCATTCATAAGATTATATGGCGGTACGCCAGATGCATCAAATCTAGAGTTTGAAAAATCTGCAGCCGAAGAGATGAAAAAATCTATGTCTGGTGAACCTCAGACCGGAGCAGCAGAAATGCCATCGACACCTGCTCCTGCTGCTGGCGGTGACTCTGCAACACCATCAACACCTGCTCCAGCAGGTGGCAGCAGTGAAACACCTCCTGCGGCTGGCGGTGCAACTACTCCTTCTGTAGCTGGTGGAGCGACACAGGCTGGTCCTCCAAGTGCTGTTACACCTTCTGCCGGTGGTGATAAAGGTGCTACACCTAGAAGTGGTTCTGAACAATCATTATTAAGTGCTGCAAAAACTGCTGGTATAAAAGATACTGAGTTAGCTCAGTTCATGGCACAGATGGCGCACGAAAGTGGTAACTTCAAGTATCTTCAAGAAATTTGGGGACCAACGTCTACACAAAAAAGATATGAAGGAAGAAAAGACTTAGGTAACACACAGCCAGGTGATGGTTATAAGTTTAGAGGTAGAGGGTATGTACAACTAACTGGTCGTGCTAACTATAGATCGTTTGGTCAACAGATTGGTGTAGACTTAGAGAATAATCCAGACTTGGCTTCTCAACCAGATATAGCAGCAAAACTTGCTATAGCTTACTGGAATACACGTGTAAAGACAAAAGTAAGAGACTTTGAAAATACAAGATTAGTAACAAGACTTATTAATGGTGGTTTCAACGGGCTCTCAGATAGAGAAGCAAAGTTTAAGAAGTATAAAGAACAAAAAGATTTAGGAGCAGCCGGTGGCGCTGCTGGATCTGCTGCACCCGGAGCTGAAGGTGGTGGTGCTACATCCGCCCCATCACCAAGTGCTGGTGGTGCTGGTGGTCCTGCAGCTCCGGGTTCTGCGCCAGGTAGTACAATGGAAGGCTTTATGCCACCAGGAGCTCCTCAAGCCGGAGGCGGTGCTGGCGGATCGGCTGGCGGTGCTGGAGGTACTGGAGGTGCCGGTCCTGCTGGCGGAGCTGGAGGCGCTCCTGGAGCTACAGAAGGACCACCAGCACTTGCTCCTCCAGGATCAGGACCAACTGGACCAGCAACTGAGGGAGCTGGTCTTGCTGCTGGTGATAAGTCAGGTCAAAACGGTATGTTGCCACCATCATCTCTTGCACCTGTTGGTGTAGGAAGTCATAAAGCTCAACCAGTAGCAGCTGATGCATTTAAAGCAATGAGAGCAGCTGCAGCAAAAGATAAAGTAGATCTTGGCATAACAGACTCTTATAGATCTTATGCTGCGCAGGTTGATGTTAAGAGAAGAAAGCCAAATCTAGCTGCTACTCCAGGCAAGTCAAATCATGGTTGGGGACTTGCATTTGATATGAGTTTTGGTAGCAATCAAAACAGCCCTGGTTATAAGTGGATGGTCCAAAACGCATCTAAGTTTGGATTTAAAGGACCACTTCAAAAACCATTCGAACCGTGGCATTGGGAATACAAGGGTGGTGGTAGCCCAGATGCAATGGCAGCAGCAGGAGCTGGTGGCCAAAAAGATGCAGCACCTGCAGGTGCTGAGGGTGGTGGTGCAACTGCTGCACCTAGTCCTGCCGGAGGAGCAGGCGGTGGCGGTGGTGGAAGTGGTATGCCTTCAGAAGGTGCTAGCGGTGGTGGTGCAGGAGGTGGTGGTTCTATGGCTGCAGCTTCTCCAGCAGGTGGTGGCGGTGGAGCTCCATGTCCACCAGCAGAAAATACTGCTAGACCTGCAACAACACCAGTAGAGACTGGAGCAGATCTTAATAGACGATCAACAGATGTCGAACTATCAAAAAGTTCAGCGCAGCCACCGATTGTTGTTGCTGGTGGAGCTGGTGAAAAAGCTGGTCATACAGTACCGAATGGTGGTGGAAATGCTGAGGGTGGTGCAATGTCAGCTGTACCACAAGGCGGGTTTGCTGAACAACTGGCTTCTGGAATTGCTGGATCTCTTGTTGAGAGTACAGGCAGTAACAGCATGAGTATGAATAGAAGAGCAGCTGGCGGATCTATGGTTGCATAAAAAAGAAGGGGGCTTTCGCCCCCTTTAAGTTTAAGCCTTAAGCTTCTTGAAGAATTCCATCTCATCTTCCTCTTCTTCACTTTCTTCAATCTTAGGAGAAGGTGAAGATTTAAATTGAGGAGCAACTGAAGTACGAGCCCACGGCACATCTTCTTCTTCAGCTTTACGAGAAGTCGCAGCAGCAACATCAAGGACTGTGTTGAGCTTAGTCTTCAAATCATCATAACTCTTGAAGTTTTCAGGAGCAAGGAAAGTCTGAAGAGTATACTCTTTCTTCCACAACTTTTCAAGTTCTTCATCATCACTAAGCAATGCAGAAGTTGCGCTGAACTCTGACTTATCATAGTTGCGATAGCCTTCAACATTACGAATCTTCAAGTTGAAGTTAGCTCCTTGCCAGAAATCAAACGGGTTGATAGGAGCTTCATCAGGAAACTGAGGATTCATTAGATCGTTGAGCTTATCAAAGATCTTCTTGCCATACTTAAACAAGAATACCTTTCCTTCATTTTCAGGATTAGCAGGATCCTTAACAACATAGATGTTAGAGATATAATGAAGGCGGCGCTTCTGTGCACGAGCTTGCTTACGAGACTCTGAATTATCATCTGATGACAGATTCCACAGATAGCTATTGTACTCGCTAACAGGATCTTTCTGTCCGATTGAAGTAAGAGAGTTTTCGATGTACCATTTACCCGATGGTCCCTTAAAGCCATGATCAAAGAGACGAACGAACGGAATATCTTCCCCCGCTGGTGCAGGAAGGAAACGAATTACTGCGTAACCGTTACCAGCTTTATCTACTGAAGGTGACCAGAAACGATCATCACCCTTCTTCTGTTCTTGGGGATTTGAAAGCTTATTAAGTTCAGCAGTAAGTTTATCGAGTGACTGCGAAGATGCTTTCTTAAGTTGTGAAAAGTCTACCATTGTATTTCTCCATATAAGCGTTGTATTGCGTTGTATAACAGTGTGTAACAGCAACAGCTGCACATCTATTTATATTCTCATCAGCTAAATTTGTCAACTATAATAGATTTTATTTTAGCTGTATCAAAGTTCAAGAAAGCTCTATACTTCTTGATCTTAAAAGAAACCTGATCCCAGATAGGATCGTCTTTAAGTTTCTTATTCCAATGTTTGAAACAACCAGTCACTTCAACTAAGATGACAAGTGTCTCTATTGAAATCTCTTTTCGAAGGTAAAGTTTTAGAAGATGTGGATGATCATACTCTTCTACCAAGAAGTTTTCATCAAAGTTTTCTTTGAGCTTTGATAGTTCTGACTTAAACATATAAGACAGTGACTCGATCCTCTTGATCCAATCATTGTATCTAGTCTGAGCGACTTCATTATATGCTAGGTCTTTAATCCATACTTTTTGATCTTCAACGAAATTAGCGATCAAGAAACCCTTAGGATCTTTATGCTTAGCTAATTTTTCGAAGAAGATCCTATCTTTACGAGTGTTAAATGAATCTGCTCTAACACTAGTCTTACCATTATATTTTATGTAGTCATAACTCTTCTGAGTAAAGTGGTTCTTTAAAGCCACATACTCTTTATAACAATCAAAAGCAGTCATCTTACGATCTGTATCCATTTAAATTGGAAGTCTTGCACTCTTCTTCATGAAATTAAGATTCTCTGCTTCGTATTGAAGCTTTGATTTCATCACTGGATCTTTCTTAATAATGCTAGCCAAGAACTCAATCTCTAGTCCTGACTTCTCACAGTAGTGCACGATCGCATCGATATACTCTATGTTTTTATCTCTCACTAAGTTCTCGATCTCTTGCACATAGTTCACATTAAAAATAAGATCTTTCATTGATTACTTTCTAAATTGGTAGGGGTGCCCGGATTCGAACCGAGTCAAGAACGCTAATCGGGCGCTAAAGGGATTATAAGGCCCTCCCGTGTACCAACACCCACCCCCATAAACTTTAATGATTGTTATATTGCTTACGCCAAAGCCAAGAGTTGAACTGTGTCGTCTTATGACCAATCCAATCAAGAAAATTGCTATTCCAAAACCAATGGTTATATCTACCCATATTCAACTCCCAACTTTGTAATGGCGATCACTGATGGATTCGAACCATCGACCCACAGCTTAGAAGGCTGTTGCTCTATCCTGCTGAGCTAAGTGACCAATAAACTGTGGTGGGGATTCTGTTTCCAAGCTCCCCACCGAGCTCATGCTTAGGCAGCTACTGCCATAGCGAAAGGTGCATTATCGTTTGCATCTATACGTTGCTTTTGGTCTCTTCGTACTTTTACTACGCACGTCGATCCTATTTCGCCCCCAACATAAACACATTACATACAAAGATCTTCATACAAAGAAGTGTGCTTGCGATGTCTAGCAAGATCACCATAGTATGGTGCATTTGTAAACCAATTCCAAACAAGCCAAATCATTGTAGTATCCTGTGTTTATGGTGGAGGCGGCGGGTACTGCCCCCGCGTCCGAAACGTTTATTCTGAACGCCTCAACGACCTCAGCATAGTTATTTATACCACTACTGTCTAATGTTGTAAACAGTTAATTTGTCTTTTTCTACTTTTAATGTACAACTTTTAATATCTTTAAAACGCGATCCACCGAAGCGTGAGTAGTCACGTCCACCATCTACAAAGAAATCACCGTAGTCTTTATAGTCATGACGATAACGGGAGTAATATGCAGTATCATCTACGATGATACCATAGAATGGTTCAGTAGCACTAATACCATTAGAGATCATGACATGACCGATATCGTCGAACCAGATAGCAAAATAGTTCGAGCCTTCTGGATGTGGTTCTTCTGTATAAAAGATAGAGACAGGAAAATTACACCAGTCGCCTTTCTTATTTTTAAGACAACTCTCAAACACAAACTTACCGTTGTATTTCTTTTCGATAAGTTCTAGTTGTGCATGAGTAAACATGCTACATTCATTGATGATCTTCATGATACCACCTTCAAAAGGATCGTGTGTTCATTAATACGAGCAGCCAGAGGTGCATCTCCCTTAGCTTCATCCATAATCTTTCTTAGAACAAGCTTACCACCATTGAGAACTTTGTCAACAAAATATTCTGGTTTACGACCACACCGCTTAGTCATCGTGGTAGACTCATCGTAACCAATGATAGTGGTACGCTTAACATCAAGACCAGCATGTCCACGTGCGCGGAACACTGTAAGCAACTTATACTTCGTATTGAAAGTCCAAAGTTCCTGAGCGCCAATCACTTTATCCGGAGAGATAGAAGCAATCTTGTACTCATTGCTTTCTTTCATGTAGATAAAGTTCTTAAGCTTCTTCTCAGCAGAGACAGCTCGCGGTTTGCGAGGCGCTCGCAGCTTCTTGGTGACATCGCCATAACGCTCAGCATCTTCGATCAACGAATTGATGAACAGCACGCGTGCTTCAAGTTGTTTCTTGGTGAGATGCTTGTATGCTTCTTTAAGCTGGTCGCACTTACCCTCATGAGCTTCGCATAGCTCTTCGAGCCAAGGACGATAATGTTCAACAATCTTGGAAGCATACATAGCTGGTATCTGGTTTTTCTGGAGATGTTCATAGAGAGAAAACTCAGTACCAGAGTCAATGATCTCTTCAATGTCGCCGATGATATCGTTTGTACGTTCTTTCATACGATCTTGAATAGAGACTTTTTCAACAGCGACTTCAGGTTTATCAGTCTCAACAATACGCGAAAGAGATTCCTTGAGCTTAGACTCAAAGAAAGACATGCTGCTATCTGACAACTTACAACCACGAGACATGAGTCGCGAGAGAGATCCTATAGTAGACGGAAAAGTTTGATCAGAGACTTTCATGATCTGCTTGGCTTCGATATCACGCTTGACTGACTTAAGATAATCACGCGTGTACTCTTTACATTCGCTGACACTGGTCATAGCATTATACCAGTTAAGCGCTTTACCAAGCTGGCTGTCGGTCAGCAACCCCTTGAATTCAGGCTCTTCGCCCATGTACTTGAGATTAACCAAGTATGCCTCAGATCGTGTGACCCTGGGCTTCTTGATCTTAGTACGCGATGTGAGTGCCGGTCTACGTGATGCTTTAGCCATGATTATCACCTCTTATAAGATTATTATACCAAAGCAGGAAAAAATGTCAACTGGTATTTTCGCTGCCTCATTGACCATATGTATATACTACCATAGAGACCGGCAAAGTAAACCGATTTTTTTTCGAAAAAAGTGATTTTGGCTGTTTACAAATGATGAGGACTTGGTATTATCAAAAAGTAAGCTGAATACAGACACTAACCAATCACACAGGAGTATATAGCATGGCACACATGATTGAGATGCTCAATGGCAAGGCTCAGATGGCCTACGCTGGTGAGACCCCTTGGCACGGCCTTGGTACTAAGGTTCCTGCCGACCTGACCCCTGCCCAGATGCTAGAGGCAGCCGGTCTTGACTGGACCGTTACGAAGGTTCCGGCCTTCGCTGAGGTTGCTGGCAAGAAAGTTCCGGTTGGCCGCTCTGCGCTGGTCCGTAGCGTTGACGACAAGATCATCGACGTCGTCTCTGATGACTGGAACGAGGTCCAGAACCAAGAAGCTTTCGACTTCTTCAATGACTTCGTCCTCTCTGGTGACATGGAGATGCATACGGCTGGCTCTCTTCGCGATGGCCAGATCGTGTGGGGTTTGGCCAAAGTCAAGGAATCTTTCGAGCTCTTCAAGGGTGACGTTGTTGAGTCCTACCTCTTGTTCTCGAATTTCCATAAGTATGGCTTCTCCACCGACGTGCGCTTCACTCCAATTCGTGTGGTGTGCAACAACACTCTGACCCTTTCGCTTAACTCTGCAGTCGAGCGGATGGCAAAGATCTCGCATCGCACCAAGTTCGATCCGGACAATGTGAAGCTGATGCTTGGCATTGCTGCTGACAAGCTTGCACAGTACAAAGAAATGGCTGGCTTCCTTGGCTCCAAGAAGTTCAACGACGAGACCATCGTCGACTACTTCAAGCGTATCTTCCCTGTGACTGGTGCTACTGAGAACACCAAGAAAGAGATGTCAAAGAATGCTGGCATCGCTCTTGAATTGCTCGACCAGCAGCCCGGTGCAGAGTATGCTCAGGGTACTTGGTGGCAGGCTTTCAATACGGTTACCTTCATGACTGATCATGTCATGGGTCGTAATCAGGATACGCGCCTTGCCTCTTCTTGGTTCGGCACTAACCGCAACCTCAAGACTCAGGCTCTCGAGACTGCAATCGAAATGGCAGAAGTAGCCTAAAATTATAGAGGACGGTGGCCCCAATACCAACTACCGTCCTCTCTATAAATTCTATATCTGGTAGAAGCTAAAGTAGAAACCTCTAGGAGATATATAATGAAGAGCGAACTCGAAATCCTCGTTGAAGAAGACATGATCATGGCTGGATATGATCCTACCATATGGGCTGACGTTTTGGAATATTGGAGGGAATACCTTGATTGAAATTTATAGCAAAGATAACTGCGTTTACTGTGTATCAGCTGCTAGTCTTTTGACTACTAGAAATAAACAGTTTACAGAATATAAACTTGGTGTAGATTATACCAGAGAACAAATACTGGAAAAGTTTCCTAATGCTAGGTCTTTTCCGGTAGTTGTTATCGATGGATATCACATCGGTGGATATATTGAGTTGAGTAAAATCTTGACTGAAGAATCACAAGATCCGCGCAGGCTATTGAACGAGGAAAAATAATGATTACAGATCGTGAAGAAATGGTGAAGCTCCTCAAGCGAGGAGCTGTTGATATTACATTTACAAAGGTTGATGGTTCACTTCGTACATTGCGTGCTACCCTTAATCCTAATCATATGCCACCGCAGATGAAGAACGAAGATCTCGAAGCTGCTGAGACACATCGAAAGGAAAATCCTGATGTTCTTCCAGTTTGGTCGATCAATGATCTCGGATGGAGATCATTTCGTCTTGATAATATCCTAAGTGCACAGTACATCGAGGGATATGAATAAATAACAAGGCTCTTCGAAAGAAGAGCTTTCTTTTTTCTAATTATAGGAGTTCAAATGACATGGCATATTGGGGTTATCATCTCGTATTAGACTGCGCCGATCTTGATGCACACGCTATCAATGATTACGATACAATTTATAGATTTACAAAGCAATTGGTTAATGATATAGATATGGTTGCTTATGGTGAGCCACAGATCGTTAGCTTCGGTAGTGGAAACAAAGCCGGTTACACTCTTGTACAGTTGATTGAGACTTCAAACATCTGTGCTCATTTTGTTCCTGATGATCTCGATGGTGGCAACGCAATGTACCTCGATGTATTTTCTTGTAAGCCATACGATAATCAGATCGTTATTGATCTCGTAAAGCAATACTTCAAAGCAAAGTCAATTAGACCCTCTTTCTTGACACGCCAAGCTTAATTAAAGGATGACTATATTATGGAAGTGAATGAACTATCTGTTAATGCCAAGGGTGGCACTGAACTCATGATGGAAAGACTTTATCAGAGTCTTGATAAAGATCTACTAGAACAGTGTCAGATCATCCCGTCTCGTGTAAGA